GTCAAATCCCTTAGTTAACATAGCTTCTAGAGCATCTATAGTTTCAATACCTGCTTTGTTATAATGTGCAGGACTATTAACCATATCTAAATTGTCAGACTGCATATCTGCTTGTTGTTTTTTCATTTTCATGTACTCCATATGTCTCATCAATGTTTTGTCTCAGGTTTAAAGTTTATTCTAATTACGTTATCCTCAATCTTTTCGACTTTGGAACTATTAGTTATATCATGTGTGTATTCTTTGTCAAGTTTATTTAAAACATAATCGTTCATTGTCTCTCTTAATCTAATATCTTTTTCCATTAAGGGTATTACGGATGAAATCATTTTACATATATGCATTACTTGATAATAATCATCGTCAGACATATCATTCTGTGGAGATGTTATAATTACTACGTCTATTTCTCCTGTCCAATCACTATTTGAGTTTAGTAGGGGTCTAACTCGTACTGTAAAATCTTCAGGTCTTGTTTTAAATTCATCCATTCATTTTCTCCTTTTTATTTTTGTACCACTAAACTTTATAAAATTAGGGTGTTTGTTTTTACCTTTTTCCTTTAGCCAATCTTCAGGTATTATCCTGTCATAGTATCGGAAGCCGTATTTAATGCACCACTCTGCGTATGTAGATTTCGCACCTTTGCTTAGTTTACTTCGACTGTTTGTAAATACAAATCTAATATCTAGCTTTGGATGTTGCTTCTTAATGCACAAGTGTTTTCTTCTATCTGTTGTTAAAAACCTTCCCTTTGTTTCTATTATTATACCATTTTTTAATATAAAGTCAGGGGTATAAGTGCGATAAGCTAAGTCTTCCCATTCTATCTTAATACTTTCGTAATCATACTTATACTTTATTGTATCAAGAGCCATAGAAATTTTAAACTCTAGTCCACTCCTATACCCATGCTTTATAGCATCTCTTCTTACTTTATGAGGAGACACTTACTATGCTTTCATTTCAATATAAGCAACAGTCTTAGGTGACTTTGCTTGAGACATAACTGCTGGAAGTTCTTTCAAACCTTTCCAACAATCAAATCTGTATGAACAAAATGTACAATGTTTATTTAATACTTTATTGCCTGTTTCTTTACCACGAAATGTTTCCATCTCAGGTTCAAAACAACGTTTAAAAGTATTGTTTTCTACTGTATCAATAGTGTTCTTTATATTATGTATCTCTTCTTTTAAGTCGAGACCTGTAGCAGGTACATATTTAAAATCACCATTAGCTTTGTTAACTACCCACCAACCACCTACTTTTTTACCTGATGCTTTTGCATACCCTGCTAGTTGTGCTATGTATCCAAAACCATCCATTTCTTTTAGGCTAGTATAAGAATCAAACTTATTATTATAAGACCATTGTGAAGAGGACTTAATATCATCAACACTACCATCAATAACAATATCATATGTTCCTTTAATACTCGCATTAGGTAAGTCGAGAGAGACTTCTTTTGCATCTTCATATTTTACTCCTGCCTCCTTTAGCAAACCCTTAAAGACAGCCTCTACTATATCCCCTAACATCATGTTCATAATGAATGTAGTAGGAAATGGCAAGGCTACTTCAGGCTTATTCTTATCATACCATAGCTGACAAGTAGGTCTTCCTAAGTTAGACATACGTAAACGAAAGTCTCCTCTCTTGTTACCCCCACCAAACTGTCTTCGCAGGGCATCCATAACGTCATTGCCTACCTGTTGAATTACGTCTTCAGACATAGTAGACTTACCACTTACAGCATCAGACATATACTGATGTACTGCGATTTCAGCAGGATGGTTCATTAGGCTACCTCTTCTTCTATTTCTATGTCAACAAAGTCATTAGCAGTATCTATATCCTCATCTGATACTCCCTTGTTTGTCTTCTCCTGCCATGAATTAGCTATATATGTATTATAGTTATCAATCCAAAGCATGAAGTCAGAAAACATAGATTGGTCAGCATCCGTCAATGGAATACTATTAGTTAAGTCCAAAGATACTACAGGTAGATAGAATACATTACCACTAGGCAACTTACGTTCCTGCGTATTGGCAGTAATCATATGCTGTATAGGTAATCTTTTATGTTTAGCCAAGTCTGTAAAAGGCTTACCCACATCCTTAAAGGCATCACGATTGTCTATTTCCCAAATAAATGGAGACACATCTACAGTAACATCTTCTCCCTTTTCATTCGTAGGGTTAATCATTTCTACTGTTCCTAATACTACACGAACTCTTTTTATTTGCTTAATAAGTTCCTGTGTCTTCTCAGGCAATGCCTTAAAGTCCTCTATATAACCTGCTGGTTTACCACAGTTAAGAGTTCCCTTATTATCCTTTAAATCTATATTAAGATTGTCTGCCATAATAGTCTTAACATATTCATTAGGTTTGTCATTAAAACCTTTAATGAATCTCTTATACATAAATCTTTGTAGGAAGGGTCTAATCTTTACAGATTTAGCATAATAAGTAGCAGTATCAGGTACTTCTAACCTGTATGTGCCACCCTCAACCACTTCTAGGTTGACTGTCTTACCCTTAACCTCTGCTTCACCCATAATAGCAGAGTGATTTATCTTCAGTCTAGGCAAGGTACTACTCTTTTGCTTTTTAGTAGAGCCTTCATTTGCGATACCCATTGCTTTAGCCATTGCGGCATAATTGTTGGTATCAATCGTAGTTAGTTCTGTCATATTTATTCTCCTTTTTTCTAAAGTCTATAAGTTATATCAGCTTACGTCTTTGGTGTCAAGCCAATTATCACCTATTTTTGATTCTAATAATAGAGGTACGTTAAATTCAATACCCCACTTACTATTAACTAAACTAGGTAGATTCCTATTTGTTGTATTGATGGCTTCTAATACTGCCCTTTCTTCGTCAGGGTGCACATCAATTACAATACTGTCGTGTACTGTATTTACCACACAACTCTTCATCGTGTCAAGTAATTTATCAATATAAAGTAATGCTAGTGGAACTATGTCAGCAGTAGCAAAAGACTGTACAGGGTAATTCTTTATCTGTGTAAAGTTAGAAACTCTTCCATGCTTGTTCTTATAAACATTAGGAAAGGCAAACTCTCTTCCTGATGGTGTCCTTATAGCCTTTGTCTTCATAGCTTCTTGAGCCAATTCGGAGTGCCATAGTGCGACTCCTTCGTACTTTTTTGTGAACTGTTCATAATATTTTGCTTCAGCAGACGTTCTCCCAAATCCTGTTGCTCCATAGAGGGGTGCAAAGGTATGAGCCTTTGCTTCTTGCCTACTAGTCTTCTGACCTGATTCCGTAATGACAGAAGCAGTGTATGCATGTACATCAAATCCATCTTCAATCTCCTTCATAGCTGTTTTGTCTTGTGATAAATATGCCGCAGTGCGAAACTCTAATTGTGCAAAGTCAGCCTCAAGTATTCTGCCACCTGTCCAACGTGATACAAATACTCTCTTCACAGGGAATGTACCACCTCTAGGCATGTTCTGCATGTTAGGGTCAGCACCACTAAATCTACCTGTTGCAGTCCTGTGTTGTAGTAACCTTACGTGTAACTTTCTATCTGTCTTAGTGTGTATTTTAATACCCTCAACAAAGGAAGATAAGTATGTGTCTACAGCACTCAATCGCCTAACCTTAGATAGAAAGTCTACAGCATCTTTCATGTCCTTAGCACGAGCTGCCCTCTCTAGTGTCTCTAGATTTAGTTTTGATGTAGAGAAACCATTTGCACTTGCCCACTTTGGACTAGGTGGTCTAAATCTTAATCCTGCACCCTGCTCTGTCTTTTTAAATACATATCCCTCACCATTACACGACTTACATTTACTTGCTTTAGCATATGGACTGCCGTCTACTTTCATTCTAAATATCTCACCCTTACCTTCACATTCACGGCATTGTATAGCACGTGTTTTATACACAACCTCTGTACCTTGAATAATTAAATTTCTAAAATCAACATCCTTCATGTAAGGGTCTATAGAGTTTGCCCACTCTGTCTTGTCGATAATTTTCCTGCCGTATATTACCCACGATAATTGCTCAGGACTATTTAAGTTAATAGGTGTATCACCCATAAGGTTTGCTATGTGTATCTGTAAGTCTGTGTTTAGTTTTCTCTTCTCATCTTCAAACTCTTTCTTAACTGCATCTAAGGCTTCCATATTAACAGAGAAACCTCTTGCATATATACGAGCTAGACAACATGCTACTTCGTTTGTAAGCAGTGTTGTATCCATGAGAGATGCATCACTAGGACTATTTAGTCTTGCATATATTTTATCAGATAACTCCTTGGTTGCATGTAAGTCAGCACTAAGATAATCACTCAACTCTTTGTGGGGTATATCTCTAGTAGTGTACCCCTCACTAAAGTATTTTTTAAGAGTACCCTCTTTCTGTGTGTCTAGTTCATATCTTTCTGCACATGCTTCAAGGGATAGTGGCTGTTTTTGCCCACGTTGTAATACATACTCTCCTAACATTGTATCAAAGACTGTACCATTATATTTGAAACCTGACTCCCATAACCAAACTAAATCATAAGCTATATTGTGTCCTATTAATATAGTAGCATTATCTAGTGCCCTCTGTACAATCTCGTGACCATTAGGTGTAGGTTCTGTTTCACTGTGGTCAAAGGTAACGATTGTCTCTTCTCCACTAGAGGTAAGCAAACCTACCATAACTAATGTGTTGCTTTCTTCAAATGGGTCTAAGTGTAGCTTACCATCTCTAGTGACTACTGTATTCTCTACGTCTAATATCAATCTCATATTACATACCTCGCTGTCTTGTATTCAAGATTACATTTTACACGACCATGCCAACCTGTCAACTTGTTTTTAACAATATTAATATGTCTCTCTGTATCTTCTTCTTGTCCTTCTACAGTTGTAGTAGGATTCTTAGCTATTAAAATCATCAGGTCGGCTTCGGCTGCTTTACCTGTACGACTGCCTTCCATCATTGATTGGTTCAACTCAATTCGACCCTCTGCTTCTGCACTTAACTGTGACATATAAAACATGGCACACTCGTGTTGTTTAGCTATCTGTCTAGCATATATAGCATTTGCTTTTAATGCCTCATCTGCTCTAGCAAATCCACTAGTAGTAGCAAACTTGTCACCCATATCAAGAAGAACGAGGTCAGGCTTGTAGGACTTACATACACTCTCAACCCAAGCCATATCACGACCTGTGGCATCCTTTATTTTTATACGTTCTTTCACAGGTGCATACAAATCTCTTGCTCGACTAGGATTCTTTCTAATCTCTTGCATAGTCATGCCTGTGGCAGCCGTCAAGTATCTAGCACCAACTCTGTGTGCAGACTCCTCATTACATAATATAATACAGTTAGCACCCTGATGGGCAAACCCACTAGGACTAGCTATCAAACTAGCATGGAAGGATGTCTTACCTGTATTAGGTCTAGCACCTATTTCTATAAGATGACCTGCATTGATACCCTCTATAACTGTAGTAAGTGTGGGTATATTAAAACTCCAACGTGCTTCTAAGTCATTCTTTTCTAAGAGAGTATCCATGTCTATGTCATCCCACTCAATATTTAAATTGGGTGTGAAGTCATCTCCATACTTCTCTAGTAGACTACGTAGTGGTTCAAGACTACTCTTATCTCCGTTAACATAATCAAAACCAAGATTGGCTATATCCTCTCCAATAACTTGCTGAAATAGTTTGGATAACACCTCTTGTGCTATGTCTGTTCCCATAGCTTGTTCCTTCTTTATCCTGTTAAAGAAACTTGAGTACACAGATTTTTGTGCAGTAGTGAATGTGGGATTAGAAGTCATAAACAATGCCTCTACTTCATCAGGAGTTACTGTCCTGCTGTATCTTTCCATTGCTTTGTCTATAGACTGTTTTATCTTCCTTACATCCTTGCTGAACAATCTGTCAGGGCATTTAGCACCTCTGTGTTCATCATAAAACTCTTTGTCCATTAAACTTCTTATTAGTGATAATTCCATGTTGTTACTCCTTTGGGGTTAGGTTCATTAAATTCGTCATATCTACAGGGTCACGATATTTTAAGTCATCTCGCAACTTTAATACTTTTATAGTATCTACGTAGCCTCTTAATTCTTTAGCAAAAGATAGTGTCTTAGGTAGGGCATCAGGGTCTAGTGCTATTATTGTTGTCGAGAATTGTGCTAGATAATTTTTATGCGATTCAGAAAGTGATGTACCCAACACAGCTACCCCAACTAATACATCATTACCTATGAGTGTCGCACTAACACAATCCTCAACAACTACTGCGACCTTACCACAACCAAAGGTATAAGGCAAGGAACTTTTTCCATATCGTTTCCACTTAGGTAGTTTATTTTTTAGAGACCTACCTGTAGCATCCACTATGTCATCCTTGTGTTTAACTAAAAAGACAACTCTATCTTCTTTTACATCGTACATAAGATGTTTATTATCTATGCCATAGTACTCCTTACCTGTGTATGGAACAATATACTCAGGTAAACTAAAACTTTCTTCAGCAAATTCTTTGACTCCACTAAAACTAGTTCGTATATCGTCTGCTGATAGGTGTACACGAGTGCCACCCTTAACATTACAGGAAGCCTTGTAACAATTCCACATCAGGCTACCCATATTATTAGTAACAGTAAAGGTATTATGACTACCACAGTTAGGACAAGTAGTTCTCTTGGTAACTCCGTTACTAATATCCATGTCACTTACAATGTTATATATATTATTCATGTACTATACACTTTCTTTGTCGGCATTTGTTATGCTTGTACTATGCTTTTTACGTTCTGTCAATGCAAAATTTGCACTAATTAAAGTATTTTTCATGTATGGCTTAACACTATTAGGATTAGAGTGCCCTGTTACTGACATAATCTGCCCTATTCCTACTCCTGCATCAACCATTTCTGTTGTACCTGTTCTTCTCAGGTCAGATAACCTTAATTCATCAGATAATCCTGCCTGTTGCATAAGTTTTCTAGCAAAAACAGGTAGTTTATGTAAGGAATAAGGTCTGTATTCACCCTTAATAGCTTTTGGGCGAGGTGCTACATACTTTTGAAAGCCAAAGTCCTGATTTTGTTGTTGTAACATCTCAAATAAATCATCATCAATGGGTAAATATACATCTGCTTTACGTTTTGACTGCTCAATATGTACAGTTTGCTTATCAAAATCTATAGTAGACCATTCTAATAGTCTCATGTCTCCTAATCTTTGACACCAAGCATATGCCATGTGTCCAATCAAACCTAAATTACGTGTGTTAAAATCGCTGTAGGCAGTATCTAAAAACTTTTGTACATCTTCC